CTCTAACTTGAGAGTTTGTTTCAATCACTTGGCCGAAGCTTCTTTGATTTCGTTAATCTTTTGAAACTCGTACTTACCCTTGATAAATTCATTTAGAGAGCGACCCTGTGAGGAGGCTGAAGCGAAGAATACGTAGTCTTCGACTGACACGTTTTCATAAACGTAAGTTGCGTGATCAAAGTGAACTGTTAGGACCTTGTGCTCGTAGTTGTAAGAACTAGATTTAACAGTTGATGAGTTGTATTGATTTGTTTGTGAAGTTATCATTATAAATGAGTTTAGATTTCCCAAATTGTTTTTCTATTATTGGTATTGTGACATAAAAGAAATTGCCCTCTAAATGTAGAATACTTTTCAGTTGTTTTTAAACGATTGATAAAGTCTAGGTCTTCTCCCATCGTCAATGAATTCCTCCAACGATGAGGAACTTCTTTATGATGAACGATTTGCCAAGTTCCATTTTGGCCCATTGCTTTAGTAGATGCAATCTTTTGATTAATTACAATTAATTGACATGCGTTTCTTAATTCTTCATATCCTTTAACATTATTATCCATTCCAAAATATTGAAGCATTAGCTTATTTGGATTTTCAATTAAAGGAAGCATGTAATACATGTCAAATAAAACAGTAGTTCCATTTGGCGCTGTCGTAATTGCATTACTAATTAAAGATAAATGATTTTCTAAAATGATGTCGTCTGTGTCTAGGTAACATATCCAATTATATCTCGCTACTGACCTTCCTACTTCTCTTAGTGTTCCAGGCCAAGTTGAATCTGATTTTTCACATTTAATCAACCTAATTAAAGGATCTTGTTTCCATCTTTCTTCGTAGATCTGATTAGTTCTTTCACAGCCATCACTGATGATGATTAATTCCTTTTGTTTGTAAATCTGTGCTTTAAATGATTCAACAGCTCTGATAAACTTTTCAACGGGATTTGATCTACTGCCAGCGTATTCACCAAGAAAAGATGGCATTACAACTGAAATGCCTACCTTTTGTTCTTTAAGAACAGGATTATCAGCCCTTCTATCCCATCCGGAATGTGTAACATATCCATCTTCATCATTTTCAGAAAGGCTCCAAACTGAAAATCCTCTATCTCTATAATATGCGTCGACTAGGTGTTCTCTGTTAAGGCCTGAGTAACCTTCACTTAAAAGTTTCCAATCACTTAATCTTTTCAATCCAGGATTCCAACTAAAACCCATATAATTTTTAATTATCATATCGGTTCCATCGTCATTAGCTCCTTTGACAGTAAAACTGACGGGCTTTACTATTCTTATAGATACCCCTTCTTCTACCGAGTGAATTTGCGAATCAATACTATTAAGAATCTTGTCTGACTTTGGTCTAATCCAAACTTGTAAAATCTTTGGATATTTTTCTAAAACTTTTATTGATTTTTCAATAAAACCCGATCGATTAAAATCCCAATCTTCTTCACAATGGAATACGTATTCTGTTTCCACCATTGAATACGCTTTATCTATGGATCCTGTCTGTCCTAACTTCTCGTAATTGAAAATGAATTCGAGCTTATTATCGTATTTTTGATTTAAGACTTTGCATTGTTCGAAAACTTTTAAATCAGCAGAATCTTCAGTAATCAAATATCTGTCGATTGGATATGTATTAAACTTAAAGAAAGACTCTAGGGTCTTTTCTAAAAGATCAACTCTTCCACATGATGTTAAAACAAATGTTACTCCCTTGTTCATTATCTTATCGACTAATGTAATTTATATAACATCTAAGGAGTTTGTTTCACTAAGAAATAAAGTTGTCTACCTATGAAACCAATTACATTAGAAGGCATAGAAGGATTGGTTCTAATCCTGGGTTGAAGGTTAGAATCTGTCGTTGACTACTCTAACGTCAATACCTGACTGAAGGATTTGCGCTAGCTTCTTGAGTTCGGCCGTTGAAATTGCAGAAGATTCAGATTTATTATTCTCTTTACCTGGAACTTCAGCACCTGTGCCTGGCTTTTTAGGAGGAGCAGTTTCACCACCACCTGGAAGTAAACCATCGAGGAAGCTTCCTTTCTTGTCTCCTGCTTTTTCTAATAGCTCTGACAAGTGATTCAAGGCTTCAACTAGTGAAGATCCCATTTTCTCAATGGCAGTTTCTCCATCGTTCTTTGCAAGATATGCAAGACCTTCATATAACTTTCTGACCTCTGTGACTTTCTTTAGATCAAGTGAATTAACACCTTTGGTCCAATCTTGCATTGAATCGGCCATGTCTTCCATTGCATCGGCCATATCTTCGTATGCTTCTGCAGCGGCTTCAATTTGATCAACCGTCATACTCTTGCCGGCTTCCACAAAAACAGCTGTCATTGCACCGATAATTTGCTTGGTCTTATCAACGGTTCCTTTAACATCAATTTCTTGCTGAGAAAACGTTTTAATGAACTCTGACAATTTAACCAGCGGATCTGACATCTTTTGAACAATCTCAATACCTTCTTCTACCTTTGAGTTACCAAACCAACCCCATGGGTCAGCTGCTTCTGGCATTGCGCCAATCTTACCAAATGTAGATGATAGAGCAACTACGATTTTTTGAGTGTTGCGAGTGACGGCGTCAAAGTCTTCATCCTTTAGCTGTCTAAATGCAATAGGGTTACCGTTTTTATCCCACTTAGTAGGGAATCTTAGTAACGCCATTTCTTGTACTCCAGTTGCAATACCGGTTAGTGCTCTACCCATACCCGAAACAGCTGAAATACCTTGTGCAACCACAGATGTATCTGAACCGCTACCGAACATTGCACCGATTAGTCCAGCACCTCCTCCAGGATATTTCATGCCCACTTTAGCAAATGAGTCGGCTAAAACAGTCGTGACTTTATCAATTTGACCAGGTAGAGTTTCATAATCAATTTGCATCGATTGAAACTTTTCGATACCTTTCGAAATCGATATTAGAGCTAAACCTGACATGATCAAGGCCGGCGCAGCGGCATACATTGAAGCAATTGATTTAACAGGTAATGTAAACGATCGTGCAAGGGATAGAATTGCCCATTCCATGTTTGACATCATTCTACCAGCACCAAACCCTAAGAAACCTTCGGTTACATGGCCTGAATCCGCTAACAAATAATCAAACTTTCCAGGTTTCATTACAGCTGCAATGGCTGCAAATCCAGCAGAGACTAATAATAATGCTAAACCCGATATCACCATTGCTGCCGCGCCAGGAATAATAAGTACTGCAGCGGCTCCGGCAGCTGCCATTAAAACTCCAAGTCCGGTGACAGTTGCTCCGACTTGAGCAATCGTAGTCCAACCTTCTGAGGTTGGTGGAACGGCAGTTCTAAAAATCGCAAATGAAGCTGCTAAAATTAAAAGCGGTAGACTCGACAATCCAATCGCGATTGCACCTCGTTGAATAAGCGGTGATAAAAGACCTGCGATACTAAATACTATTGCGGTTCCTAAAACTAAGACAGCTAGGAAAACTCCCATACTAGCAATGGCTCCATTACCAACTCCACCGAACGTAGATTCAATGATTAGATAACTCACTGCCAATCCACCTGAAAGTGTTATAAATGCTAAACCTGCAATAGCTAATCCTGTTGCAACCTTTTTGATTGTTCTATCAATGCCCATTGCCTGGATCAAAAAGAATATACTGGCAACTGCTAAGATCATGAAGGCCGCTAATGGTAGGGCCACCATACCTATGATTAATAGAGGAAGTGAAAGCGCCAACATTGCTGCAAATTTGAAAATAGCTTTACCTAGTCCTACAACGGCTGATATACCCTTGACGACTGAATTGATCTTTTTCTCCATTTGTTCTCCAGACGGAGCGGCATTTATAGAATCAATGATAATTTTAAAAGCCTGTGCAATGCCTTGAGCTGCTGGACCAATTAGCTTTAATGTAGCTTTATCTAAACCAGTCAGTGGAGATTTATATACAGATGTATTCTTTTCTATTTTTTTCAAGTAACCGATCATTTCTTCAATCTTACCCAACAAAGCACCGCCGGGTGAAACAGACTCTGCTGTCACCCTAGTGGCGGTTTCAATGTTTTGAAGACTTTGAGATGAAAGTTTCTCGAATGGAGAACTGAAAAGTTTCACTTATTTAGCATAGATGTTTTTTACTCTAGTCTATATATTAGAGCTTTGGCATTTTAACTGAAGGCATCTTCATTCCTCCCATGCTACCTGCGTTAAAGTTACCGTAATTTGGCATCTTTGGCATTTTAGCTTGTGACTTCATTTCAGCAGATTGGTCATCATACTGCTCTTGTTCCTTCTTATTTGATTTATCTTGCTCTTTTAAGTGGTCTATCAGGTGCTTAACATAATACCAGTACTCATAGTATGGCATCTGTTCAATCTCACTCGGTTGTAGTCGAATGTGATGCGCAAGATAGAACTTAGTCTTAAAGAAGTTCTCCAGAGAGATCTGAAATAAGGAAAAGAGATTTGATCCCACCGGGAAAGTTCATAGGTACGAGGACCTCCTCACCCTCGTGGTCAACTTTCAAATCAGTTTTAACACCGACCTTCATCTTTTCAGCTAATCTATAGATGACCATGTATTTCTTTTCATTCCAACCCTGGAACTCAATTTCTTTTTCAAAAATAACCTTAGAACCAAATCCTCTCCAATCAGTTGTAATGTATGGAAGAATTTGTAAGAATGATTGATCAAACGTCTTACGCTCTCTTTGACGAAGTTGAATGAATTTTGTAACCTCTTCCATCACACCGATTGAAGGTGGTCTCATTACAACTTCACCTGCAGATTTAGTTTGAATAACAAATGCGCGAGCTTCTTCACTGTAATATGGAGCAATCTCTGAATCAATATCTTCGGTCTGAAGGTACTTAATTGATAATTCTACATCCATGTTTTTACCATCGTGTTGATGCTTAATCATGATTTTATTCTCTGGTTCAGGAAAAGTAAGATCTCTGATCAAAAGAAGTAAATAGATTCTATCTTCCTCAAGGATGTCCTTATATGAAAGAATTCTTGAACCTGATTGAATTCTGACACAACCTTTAATGATTTGATTTAACTTTTCTTCGATATCGAGAATGTTGCTTTCGTCAAGTGTTGAGAAGTGTCTAATTTCAGCTACTCTCGCAGATCTAATTTTAATTGAAGTATCGACTGGATAAAACATACCCTCAGATGGTACATCTTCGACTTTAACATCAACATATCCCAAATGAATGTCTGAATCCAATGTGTCATTGTTAAACCTAGTCATTGACGCTTTGCCAAGACCGTTCTTTTTTACTTCTTCAACGATGCCGTCTTTCTCGTCAACCATTGATTTGTAATCGTTTTCTTCGCTCATAATTATTTGTTTTTAAGTTGCTTTAACCTGGTTTTGTCAAATGTCTTCTGATCATCTGACGTAGATTCGATTTTAAGTCGGATTAATTCTCTAATGAAAGCTGACATTGAAATTGGTCTTGATCCGTTTTCAATTGCGTCATTAAGAATGATTCTGTTGAGAATTGCCACCTCATCTTCAGACAGAAGAACCTGAAGTTTTTTGGTAAGCTTTGATGTATCGTTCATACTACCTTGATAAGATATTATCTTTTAAAAAGTGTCAAAAAAGGGAGCAGATCTTATGAACCTGCTCCTCTTTTATAAAATTATGCAAGTTGTTCTTTCCAAGAATCAACTCTCCAAGTAACCTCTAGGGTTTGAGGAGCTGCGTCTGAATAGTCACCACCCTCTAGGAATGGAAGACCTGATGAAATGAACGCATCTTCTAGAGTAACTGTTCTAAAGATGTCACCTGCTCTGTTAAATTGTGTTACGATGATAGTACCAACGTAATCTTTCTTTAGGCCAAAAGCACCGGTATTTGGATTGTAAATCAAATTATACCATTGTTTTAGCGTCTTGTATACGTATGCTTCGTTAGCTTCGTTCAAGTTAAGTTCGAAAGCGATTGCAACGTCTAGTGCAGTTGAATCTGGTTGAGATGCAAATGAACGTGTTACAAACTTAAACTTCTGCTCCTGAGTACCAATCTCTTTGTTGATTGCTAGACCAGAAATTGACTTAACTTGCTGAAGAAGCATGTTAGCACCTTGTACACCTGCAGGTGGGATAATTGTTACTTCGAACAGTGACTGTTGTACTGGTTCAAAGTTTCTACCCTTTCTGCTGGTCTGATCGTTTGAATAGTGTGGTAAAGGCATTTTCTTCTTAAGCTTTTTTTATATATCTAATTAGCTGAAGTTACCAGTTGAGATTTCTCCAGTGTTTAGGATCGTAGTTCTGTGAACAACAATCTCTAGACCTTTAACTGGTTCAACATAAGTATCGACGATACCCATATTTGCATCAATCACATCATTGGTATTGTTTGTAGTGTCCATTACGTTTTTGTAATCGTAAACACCAAAGTCAGCTTTAACTGATTCCATAAATGAGTCAGCTAGAGTTTTAATTTCAAGTCTTGTTTGAGCAGTGTTGAACTCAAATACGTAATCCTTAAGAATGTTGGCAATACCTTCCTGTATGAAGATCAACACCTCCCTTACGTGAGCCGATGACAGCGCTGATTGAACAGACTGCTGTGCAGTCTTGTTACCGAGAATTGTTAGACCAACGCCTCTTTGGAAGACGATTGGGTTGTAACCGAATGGCTCAAGAACATCTCTGTCCGCCTTGTCGAATGCGTATTCTGCGCCTGATACACCAGAACCAGAAACTACACCTCTTCTTGGACCAGCAACGATTGCCCATGGTAGAGAATCAGTGTACTTGTCAATGAAGTTGTTAGAAACGTAAGATGCTGGAGGAACGATTAGATCTTTATTGTTCTCTCTAACAACTAGACCTGGACCGTAGTAGAATGCAAAGTTAGCACCTTCGTTGATTGAAGGTAGAGAATACAATGAAGTTGGGTTCTTGTCTAGGTTACCGCCATTCGCAACGTAATTTACATTGAATGCACCATTATCATCGATGAAAGATGGGTTTGTAGATGCTTTGAATTCAAAGATCATTGGCGCGTTTAGGATGGCAGAAGCATTCTGTCTAGTCTTAGCTAGGTTTGAAAGCTGTGACTTATTTAGAATACCGTTCGCAGATTCATAAGAACCAAATGTATCAACAATGTATCTGTACGTGATGTTATCTTTGTCTGCTAGAGTGTTACCTAGGTTTGTACCAGTGTTTACTGCGTCTAGGCAATCTAGGATAGACTGTGTACCAATCTTCGCTCCATCTAGAACGAATGGGTAATAGACAGCAGTTGCTTCTTCGTATGAAGAATAAGCTCCTGCAAATACTGCAGCTGGTGTCGTATGTACGTAAACTGTGTAAGTTGTAATTGGATCTGCCGGAGGTGCTGGTGCTGTAGTAGCTGGAATAACGTTTTTAATGATTCTAGTTACCTTAGCAAGTCTATTGGTAGCGTCAGCATGAATGTAGTGACCAACCTTTAGATCAAACGTTGGTGGAGTAAGTATACCCTGGTATGTGAATGTTGCGGTGTTTGAACCAGCAGCATATACCCATGCAGCATCAATCATAACATCTCTATCACCTGTAGTTAAAGAATACGATAGAGCGTCTAGAGAATCACCAGTGTGACCGATTAAATCAACTGCAGTACCGTTTGCTTCGTCAAGAACTGCATCTTCTAGAACAGCGCAGAACAAACCTGTTCTTCTTGCTTCAGAATTGATCATTGTCTCAACGTACATTTGGTTGCCTTCTAGATCTGTGAAACCTGGAAGAATAGAACCAGTGTATTGTGCAATTAGAGATACTTGTCTTAGGTTAGCAAATTCAGCAAGCTTAGTCTTATCTAGACCATCAGCTGTAAAGAATTCGCCATAAATAGGATCTGTGTCCATTACAAGTGCATCAAAGCCTCCTTTGAATACGAATACGTCAACCATGAAGTCTGACATATAATCAAAGTCATTTAGGTATGCAGGAACGTTACCTTCTCCGTACCACTCTCTTGCAGTGATATTGAAAGGTTTAACGTCTTGTGCTTGTCTAACAATAACAGTGATAGGATCTTGCTTAATGTTAGCAAATCTTAGAACGTTACCTTTAATAGCATTACCGACTACATTGTTAACTGCGTCGTCAGAAGGAGTCCAGAATTTTTCAATGTTGAAAAACTTTGAGTACTCATTTTCATTCTCAATTGCAGTTGAAAGTGCATCTGAAGCATCAGTTACAGGTGCTGCATAAGAAATTTTGTCATTGCTATCAAATTTAGCTAGGTTAAGAGCTAGGATAGGACCTCTTGTTAGAGCTGTAAGAGCTGATCTGTGGAAGAACATGCCTTTTTTCTCCAAGTTGCGATCAATGCTACCAAAAACATTGATGAACTGTTCAACTGAGTCGATCAAAACAGGAGAATTGTATGGTCCTTTCTTAGAGTGACCAACAATCAATCTGATTGTTTCGGCTGGAATGTTGACAGTCTGCGACTTATCGAATTCAAGTCTGTATACACCAGAGCTCTTGAATTGTAGAAGTTGTGGACTTAGTGCCATAATTTTATATTGGACTTTTTTTTGCTTTAACTATATATCAAGGAAACTACGACAATTTATCAATTCAACAGATCATAAATGTCATATTGTAGATCTCCGTCAGTGTTTTGATCTTTATAAAGAATTTTCTCCATGTAGTTGTGAAGTTCTTCATCAATGTGATCAAGAACCTCTTCAATGAAGTCAGCGTAATCAACTGTTAAGAAGAATTCAGTGATCGTGACACACGTCATTAGAGTATCGTCATTACCATGTTGAGCACCATAAGAACCATTTACAAGAGTACCGAACATTGATGCTTCTGTTACTGTTTGATGTTCAGTGAAATCAATTCTATTACCCTCAACTAGCTTTTTAAGGTTCTGACACATCACAGGTTTATTGTCGGATTTGACTCTAATGCCTGGTTTCAAAACCCTTGCATCGTGGCGGTGTCTGAATCTAACAATCATCTCTTCATCAAACTCGTTTCTCTGTGGGAATAGAGTTGTCAAATACTTAATTAGAATAGAACCATAGGTATTGTATTCAATGATCAATTTAACGTTCTCAGGCTCAAAGATTTCAACTGATAGGGTATAAAGTACTTTAGCAAAGTCTTCAATTACGTGCTCATTAGACCTAAATAGACCAATCTGCTTTAACGTGAAGAAATCGTACATTGCCCCTGGGTTTTGAACGTACTTCATTTGCTTCTTTTTCATTGGCACTATCTCGAATAGGTTGATTACAGAATAGTCGCCACCGTTACCTTCGGCAATGTCAACTGAGAACACATAATATCTACCTTCTTCCTTTGCGTATTCAACATCAAAATCCGGAGCAAACCCAAGGTATCCCTTCAAATCCATGTGAATGTTTTCAAACTCTTCAAGATCTTCGTATTCGTATTTAGCCATTCCCTTGCGAAGTTTCTTCATCGTTACGGGGTCAAATAGTAGGTTTGATGATGATACGAATTCATTACCGTATTGGCGGTTAAAGGCTTCTTCAGAGCCCAGGTTACCTAATTCACGTTCATACCATTCATCGTCTCTGTCGGGGTGTTGCCACCAGTCAATACGAGTGGCTTTATAGGCATTTAGCCCCTTCTCTGCAGCTGAATAGATTTCATAGAACTTATTGAAACCGTTAGGTGTAGAAGTGATGATGATACGTGATACCTTTGACGCCGACAGGGTAGGATATACGTTTTCATAGAACGTATCTACAATTGAACCGTGAATGTGTGCAAACTCGTCCAAGAATAGAGTGTGAATCGTAAAACCGATACCTGCTTTAGCAGTGGTAGATTGACCTACAAGACGACAACCGTTATCAGCTTTAACGTTCATAACGTCATACTTAATAATGCCCGGTTTCATAAAGAAGGGTAGGTTCTCAATTACGGTTTTGGCCTTATCGATAATTTCTTTAGTTGTATCTGACTTGTTCGCAAGAAGTAGAGTGTTCTTGTCAACTTGGAAAGTTAGGTACCATGCGTTAAAGATTGAAGCTGTAACGGTTTTACCCATTTGGCGAGAAGCTAGAACTACATTAAATCTTTCATTTTGAAAGTTACGTAACATGTCCTTTTGATAGTCTCTAAGCTTAACTTTACGAATACCTTCGTCAGTCATAACCACTGCATACTTTTCAGCAAAGTATACAATATCACTTGCACATTTTGCAAGTTCTTGAATTTCTTCGTCAGTGTATTCAAATACAATGTTACCCTTTCGTAGAAATTGTTTACCCTCATAGAAGGGCAAAGAAATCTTTGGACGATAACCCTGGTCCATCGCAACTACTAGATCAGATACCTTTTTAGATGACCATACTAGTTTTGCTGCGGTGGAATCATCGTTATCCTTTGGGATCCAAACGTTATCTCCTACGTAATCGCTCATTCTTCAGTGTTATCTGTTGTATCTTCTTCAATTTCAGCGTCTTCGACGTTACCTGCGATTGAAGCCTGAATCTTTGACATCAGATCTTTGGTTCCACGCTGAACGTTAGATGAACCCTTTTCATTGTTAAAGTCCTCAGAGATTTGACGATTTGTCTTTTCCTGATATAATTCAGAATCTCTAGCGATACGCTTCATTGATTCTTCAGTTGCCATCAAATACATCGTTTGTGATTTGATGATGTCCAACATTGACTTTTGTAGGGTTGCAAGAACCTCGAACATCCTAGGAGCCATGTCGCCATCCTCGATGGTCTCTAATAAACGAGTTAGTGCTCTTTCACCCGCTTGGAGTTGATACACTAGAGATGACATCGTCATCTCGTCCATCTTTCTCTTGGCTTTAACGTATTCATTATGTTCAATGATGTCGGAATCTAGATAGAACCTCATCAAGGCATCAATGGTCTTTTTAGCCTGTTTATCTGCACCAGTTTTAACCTCTAAGAAGTTAAATGTTGGTCTATGGTGTGCTGGAAGCTGTGGATCTACGTCAATGATTCCTTCAAGGGATTCATTGTCTCCGATCAAACTATCCAATTCATTTCTAATCTCGTCCGCTTGGGAACGAAGAGTTTTCTTATCCGACATAATGGTAATAAGTTATTCTGGTAGTATATATCAGAACTTCGGAATACCGCCGATCTTTTCGGCTCTGAATCTCCAGTGGTTGATCACCTCTTCTCTGGTTTCAGGGGTTAGGTAATCCTGTGTGTCTAAGTATTGATTGACAGTATCAATCATTGACATCTTTCTTTTCTTGGCTTCGTATCTTAAACCTTGAAGATTTGCATCAACCTCCTTTGGTAGCAATAGATACATGTGTTGTGGTAGAATTCCAGACTTAATTAACAGTCTCATCTGTTGATCGTCTTCATTCGGTTTACCACCCCTATAATTGCCAATGTTTGGACCGTCTTGTGTGATGTGTTCAATTTCATGTCTAATAACATCTGCAAGGTGCATATAAATTTCAGACCAATACCCTGGTAACCACTTTGGGTTAACGTCAAAGTCAATAATGATGTAAGGTGTTTGATCTTCGTCATCGTCATCGATGTCTCGACCGTCTGCTCCGGTTGTATTGTGAATGTCAAATCCCTTTGACTTGAAATGAATGTTTGCGTCAAAATCAAACTCCAATCCTGGAAGTTCTATTTGCTGATAGAAGCTACCTTGACTTTTACCAGATTTATGGTCAGTGACCCACTTCTTAAAACAATCTTTTAGAAGTTGACTTGCAACTCCGTCAAGTTTAGCTCCCTTTTCATATAGGGCTTGAAATTCAGAGTATCGTATGATCATCTTGCGTTTCTATATCGTTGGTACGAAAGAGATGGAATGGCGTTATCTATCACCAATGCGTATTGTGCGTCTCTAACTAGAGATTGGTTTAACACATTGGAATGTTGTTCTTCCTCAATGGTCTTTTTCCAAATTCTAATGTTTGTCATCTTTAATTTACCACCTCTTAATTGATAACCTCTATCCACATCCCAAATAAATGATTGTGTTGTAGGTCTAATTTCTCTAAATTGAAGTTCAAGGTTGTTATTACCATCTTGTGGTCTAACGTAATTGAGTTGTTCATTTAGATAGTACATATACACTCCAATTTCTCTAAAGTCGTTTGATAGATTGATAACAATCGCATACCATTCGTCAGTTGACATGATCATACCGTGCATGAAAGTGTATGGTTGATTATTAATCATCAACTCTAATTTTGATGATGAAAGTCTTGCCGTTAAACCAACGCCAAACTGTTCGCCTTGGATCAAAACATATTTGGTTGTATCTAAGTTATCAAAGGTCGGTTGAACCCAGAATGTAAATGCTAAGTTTTCTTCTTGCGTTTGTTTTGCAGGTTGAATATATTCAACTGCAGTCTGATCATTTGGAACAGTACTTAGATTATAGTGATGCTTAGATACAATTGTCCATCTGTTTTTCAAATCATAGTCAACTATTTTAACTAGGGCATTTGCACCAGTTCTAACGCCATCTTCCCAAATATGAGATACTCCTTGAAGTTGTTGCGGCTTTGTAACCTTTTTGCTCTCGTCCTGAATTTCAGCTCCAAAAATGTCATCCATTCCAACTACTAGGTCTTGCAATTCTGCTTCTGCCTCTGGAGACTTGATAACCGCCGAACGATCTTGATATTTCGCTAGCATCACTCTCCAGTATGTATGGTTAACATTGAACTCATCTGCCAGTGACACAGATTTGACCTCGTACATCCTGTTTAGTTTTGGGAAGTACAAGTAATCTTTAACTCTTGGTCTCTTAAATGGTCCGAAAGTCTTTTCAAATTGATAGTCAGCAATGTGAATTTCAAAATCTTCAAAGCCCATGCCGAAGATGTCGTAATTGATTTG